ATAAGTCAGCATCATCATCTTGTTTATGGATAAGTTGTACAATACTGTCTAATGATTTTTCTGACTCAACAAATAATACACCAACACCTTTTGAGCCTCTTAATGTTTTTAATATGATAGGAAATTTAGTGTCTAATTCTTCTACTGATTTTTGTAGGTTCTCTGGATCATTTATTAAAACTGTTCTTGGTTGTGGCACGCCATAATCAGATAATCTTAAAAAGGTTCTATACTTATCTGTACAAACACTAACACATTGCCTGCTGTTTGCTACACACACGCCATCTTTCTCCAGCATTGATATGAGATCCATCCAACTATCTTTCCTTGTCACGGAACCTCTAATGATAGCCACGGTATCTTTATCTACAACAAAACCTTTTTTATCTTCCTTATTATGAAATCTACGAACACCCTCATCAAAAGTGGTGTATCCACCAGACAGTTTGTAGAGATAATATTTCCAGCCTAATTTCTCAGCTTCTTCTCTTAATCTATCTGCTGTGTGAAAAGTTTTAGCCTTTTCTGGTTCATCTGTTATAACGAGCAGTTTGTAAGATTGTTTTTGCTCTGTTATAAACTCTCTAAACTTTGGTGCCTTCATCTACTTTTTTACCTATATTATATTTTGCTTGAAGGTCCCACTCGCCTTTTTCTTTAAAGCTCAATACCTTTATTTGTGATAGAGGTGCTTTCTTCTCAGCAACAGTTTTATTTAATATAGCGATTAATCCCCAATCACTTAATAGTTGAGCGATTGTGTTTCGTCTCTCAGCGTCATTATCAGAGAAGTTTGCTTGTTTGCCATCTAAAGCAAATAACTCCTTGAAATGCACTATAAAATATCTTCCTTGTTTATGTAATATGTGGCAAGATTGAAATAATTTTTTATCTTTTCTTGATGCCACTCCTATTCGTGTAAGTGTTTCCCTGACTTTGAGAAAGTCATCAGGTTCTTTCAATTGTACCTCTAACATTTTTTCTGGATGCCAGAGATTATCTAATTCATTCATTTTGTCCCACCCTTAAATAATTTGTCCTTGATCAATTTTACTTGATCCTTGGTGAGTATATCAAGAGCGGATTTTGCTTTTTCATTATTATATCCATAATACTCTTTTACACACTCAATATCTTTTAATTTATTCGCTCTCAAAAAAGGACTAAACCTTTTCTTTGATCTAATACTATTTAGTAGAAACTGAAATTGCATATCTTTATCTACAAAATGATTACGATTCATTTCATTTACAAGCATTATACAATCTTGAAAGCCAGATAATATTTTATTGACTATGAAAGATGGATACTTTTTCTGCCATAATTTATCTTCAGAATCCATCAGATTCTTTTTAGTAAAGTTTATAGCATTAAGGTAATCTTTTAACTCATAACTCATTTATATACCTCTTTAATTCTTTATCTTGAACATCTTTAGGTATCTCATTCTTATAGAATATTCTATAACTATCGCTACCATACTTGCCTATGCCGTATAGGTCTGTGGCATCTTTGTAGTCCCATGTTAAAAAATCTTCACTCATTCGTCTGAGTCTTTGCGTTCTCACATGAACCATGCCTAGAGGTTTTAATAATTTTTCTTGTTCTTCACTCTTGCCTTTTAGAAATGCTTTTGGGTTAGGATACTTTTTAAATAAAACAGGCAGAACCTTCTTCACTTGTTTTCTATAAGTCATGTTTAGACACATGACACCTACCATGTGTTGCCAAACACTCTTGACCTGTTGTTGTACCATTAGATCATCTTTCATTTAAACTTGACCCGATCCATCAATTCAGTTAAACAAGCAACTAGATTGATCTCTTGGT